AACGGTGCGGATGAAAGCCGCGACCTCGTCCATGGAGCAGTCGAAGAACTCAAATGTGTTGCTTTCGTTTTCCACGACGATCTTGTTTTTGCTCTTGTCCTGCATCACTGTGAGTTTCTGATACTTGAGCATCGTATTCCTCCTTCGTTTCCAGCCAGATGGGGTAAAGTTCGCGTCCGTAGTTCCGGCCATGGGTGTTTCTGTCGCAGTAGTCGTCGAAGGTGTAGCCGTGGCGGTGATAAGCCATCATGTCGCTTCGCACAGTGGGCAGGATTTTGTCGGGATATGTATGTTTATTCATTTTCTGGCTCATATTCTTCCACCTCTATGCAACGGACAGCGGCGTTGGGAACAGAATAGTTTACTCTTTTAAGCGTGTCAATAAGATATTCCGAATCAATCCGCACAATTGCTTCGGCGCTTTCCTCAGCTTCATAGTCTCGCTCGGCCTCCACACCAAATTCCACGATTAAGCTGAGTTCCACCCGCGCCTTGTACGCTTTCTTGTCCATACTCATTCCTCCCCATAGTCAAACGTGATATTGATTTGCTCAACTTGCCTGTTTCTGTATCCAAACACCAGCGCTCCCATAATTTCCGAAAGAATTTCATGCTTTGTCACAGCGAAGCCAATGACCTGTTCATCATCCCGCCCCGGAAACGAAATAGAAACGGTGTAGTACGACTCAGAGCCCTTGCGGACAAACACATCAACCGAGTCATTGAACCCTTTTCCCCAGGCGTGAACCTTTGCGTGCGTTATCATCTTTTCACCTCCTCCTCATGCAGTCAGGAACGCGACATTGTCCGCTTCCGTCAAGTAATAGTCCGCATTGTCGATGATTTTCTCGTATTGTTCCTCCCCTCCCGTGAAGGAATCAACGACGGCCTTTTCTTCGTCGTCCATGTCCGCATAATGACGCTTGCCAAAGGTCGGAGGCAGCCACTTCTTTTCCATGGCGGCGAAGATGTTGAATTTTTCGAGCACATCCAAGTCCGTGAACTCAATATGCGCCGTTCCCTTCTTGTAGATGCTCACCTTGAAATACTTGCATTGAATGTTCCGCGTCTGCTTCTTTTTCTTTGCTTCGTCCATCGCAGTGCGCAGTTCGTAAGGGTCGGTGCGGCCAGCGTCCAGATAATCGAACACTTTCTGGATGTCTTCAAGCTTTTCGATAGCCTCGAAGCCGAACGCGCTGTCCGAATAGATAGAATAGAATCCGTGCATGGGGATGATGACGCGCTTGTTCACAGCGAAAGCGTCGTTGGTTTTCCAGCCGTCATAGTACCATCGGTTCGAGCTGTTCTCATCGTAGTGGTACTTGTGCGTCCAATCATCGAACAGCTTCATGATGGTGTCGCGGATGCCGCCGTTCACCTTCTTGCTCATTTCCAGGGCCAGATGATAGATGTTGTAGGCGGAAAATTCGTACTTGGCGAACTCATCCAGTCTGCGGTACAAATCGTTGCGCAGATTCGTGGTCATTTGCTGGACGAATTGGGGGCTGGCGAACAGATTGTGCCAGAATTTCTTGCGGAGCCTGAACAAGAAGCCGTTCACGGTGGCGTCCTCTGTCCCGCTGTACCTTCCGAACACCATAGAGAGTCCTGCGTCCCCTCCGCCCTCATTCAGCAGCGCAGCCACAGCGTTATATTCCTCAATGAGCTTAACGCCGCACCGTGCTTCGTAGTTGTAGCGGTCGATGATGGCCTCGATGAAGTCCGCCTGAGCCAAATCCATGTGGCCGCGCAGGGGAGAGGTGTCCGCATGTTCCTCGGCCATCTTCATGCCGTCCAGAATGGAAGAATCACGGGCTTCGACGGGCAGATTGAAGTAAACAATCGCCACATCCACGTCAGTTTCCCGTTCCGCATCAGAAAAAGCATTGGAAATGAACTCGACAGCCGCGTTTCTGCCCTCAATCTCCTTGACGAGCCGCTTGCGGGCATAAGAGTAAGGGTTGCGGAGGGTTTCGGCGTTGAGCAGGCACACAATTTTGCCGCCGTAGCGCATGATTTCCAGCGCATGGAGCAGATGTTCCGCGCCTTGAGCAAAAGGCGGGTTCATGAGGATCAAATCATACTGCTTGAAGGTGCGGAAGGTGAGGAAATTATCATGGATTACGCGGAAACCCTTGCCGCGCAGGATGGATTGGAGGTTGGGGTCGATCTCGATGCAGTCCGCGTTCACATCTTTGACGGAAAGAGGCGAGCGGTAGCCGTATCCCAGCCTGTCTGCGTTGAAGTGGGCAATGTATCCCTCGATTAAGTCGCCTTTGCCAGCACTGGGCTCCAGAATGTTCTTCACTTCGTGGGTGATGCCCGCAATCTCCAGCATTTTTTCGGTCAGCGCTTGGGGCGTGGGGTAAAAGCCGGATTGGTGCGGGGTGGCGGCGAGTTGTTTCGTGTCCATGTTCAAACCTCCGTGTTCAATTTTCTGCAGCGTGCTATGCTCGCCCACCCATCGTGCAGGCAAACGCATTTCCCATCAACGACTTCCATCCAGTATTCTTCATCAAATGTGGTTGCATGGTCTTCCGATGGTCTGTACTCTGCGCAGAGGAAAACATAGCCGCCGTGTGCCTCCGCCGTGTACACTTTGACGCCTGCATATCGTTGCCGGAGCGTATCTTCGAGTGTTTTCTTTGCTTCTTGTACGACGGAATCATCGTAGTCGTGAGCGAGAGCATGAAATTCTTTAGATGTCATTGTCTGTATATCTCCTTTAAAAATAATTCGCAGCATACCAATCGTCATAAGCTACGGTGTAGGCTTGGTTGTAGTTGTAGGCAATGCTAATAAAATATTCTATGCCATCAGAAGTTTCATAAAAAACGTCGCAGTATTCTTCATCCCAATAGTAATCGCCGAAGTCGTCACCAAAGAGCCAATGTACCATATGATCCCTCCTCAATCCACGTCGATGTAATACCAGGTCTTGCCATCTTCCTCGTCATAGGTTCCCGTGGTCGCCACGTCGTAGCCAATCATCTGGAGAAAATCTGCAATGATTTCAGTGGCGGCGGGGTTGTCGCAGAGAATCATGCTCCCATCTGTGCCGAAGTGAACGCCGGAGAAGGTGTGATTGCCGCATTTTTCCGCAATGTTCTTAATCATGTGTCCCCACAGCAGACCGTCATTGACAATATCCATGTTCATTCCTCCGTGACTATCTTTAAGTACAGTTTCAGTATTCTATCAAGATTTTTTGACGGATCAGATGCTTCCAGATGTTGAAGTACGATATCACCCGTGTTGGTTGCCAAATGTATCATGCCGTATGTAGTCAATTCGTTTTCTGGTTCCGTGCGTCGATCGGGATCAAAATAGGTATGAGAAACAGCCGTATTGGAATCGTCTTCATCTAATTTTACCAGTTCGACAACTTCATAACGCCCGTCTTTTGCTCTCTTCCACATTTTTGCGCGGTCAAAGTTACACATTGTCCAACAAGGAAAATTGCCGAGCGTATACTTTTCAGAGATTATGTTCACAGCTTCGTTGTACGTCATGTATCCGTTCATTCCTCCATCAAAAAGTAGTCCGCGCCTTCTCTGTATTTCTGGTTCCGCACGTTCTGGATGATTTCTGCCTTCATTATGCCAACGTCGGCAAGTTGTTGAAGGTCTTGTCCATCGAACCAATAGTAGGTTACGATGTATTTTCCTTCGGGCAACGCTTCTTCGCGCTGGATTTCATCGACATAGCCCGTCATGTCATCATAGCAGGCGGAACGTTCGCAGGAATGATAATCGACCTCACTGTTGACGGAAAGGACAGCCAAGCAATCCTCTCTGTTAAGGTCCACACCCCATTCGGGGTCATCATAGAAAGCATAACGAGGTTCCACAGTGATTTGAAACACAGCACGCTGTACATCCCAACTCATGTTCACACATCCTCTCTTTCACAAATCTTCTTGAGCAGGCTCTCGAAGGCATAGCGAGCCGTGCGGGAATATTCATCATAGTAGTCATCCATCTTCGTCCATTCGCCCTCGTGTTTGTAGAACTCAACCTTGTCCAAGTGAGAAGAGAGCTCGGCGAGAAGCTCGTCCGCCAGCTCGTACCAGCCAGCATTTCCCGCATAAGTCATTTCCTCCGTGCCCATATCGGGATCTTCGGAAGTGAAGGCCAAGGTCAACTGGGTCGCGCCGTCCTCGCGCTGTTCAATGGTCATCTTCGTGTCATCGGGGTAATCGTGGCTGTTGTAAATAGTCATGTGTTACTCCTCCTTCTTTGCGCGGATGACAATTTCCACATTGGGGAAGGCTTTCGTGAACAGCTTTACGATTTTCTCCCATTGCGGACAGTTCTCACGGTAAATCTCCAGCCGTTTTACTTGGCCGGGCTCGAACAACATATTGTCCTTGCCTTTCGCCAGCCCCAGACAATTCTTGGCGTGGGCTTCGTCACAGAAGAACCAGTGCAGATTATACATGTCTTTGCCTTCGCCGTCCGTATATTCATGCAGGACGATCATGAGCGCATTGCCCTCGTAGAAGTTGAAGGTCACATCCTTGCCGTAGTTGTTTTCCGTGATTGTGCCGGACACTTTGTTCCATTGCCAAGTCAGCGCCATATCAAAACACCTCCTCGTAAATATCTCGGATAGAAACATCATCACACAGGGCGGAATGGACTACATCTTCCCGCCGCCATCTTATCCATGCTTCGGCCTGCTTTCTTGCAGTTTCTGCGGCATGTTCAGCAGCTTTCAGAATATTTTCCTTGTCTTCGATCACTTCAATATCCAGCACCAAAGAAACCTTGACGGATGCTTTGTAGACGGCCATGTGTTATTCCTCCTTACGCAATTTTCCGGGGTTGTGCGTGGATACCCATCATTTTCATGCAGATTGCGTCCGTTTCTGCGTCAGTCAGCACGCGCAGCACCTTGATTTTGTCGGCGATGACCCAGCGCCCGACCATTTGCGGGTTCGTGTTGTAGTAATAGTAGCCATCGTGGGGGAGATGACGGAGGTAAGAGTCCCTGGCGTTCTTCTTTGCGGCCTCCTTCGTGTAGTCGTGCCCATCGAACACTTCGCACTCCGCCCAAACCGTGTTGGGATGCATGTAAGCAATCCGCCCCGTGGCTTCGTCCTTCAATCCAATGTGCGGGGCGTAAGGAATTTCGCTCAAGTGCCAGCCAGGACGGTACGCGAGGCCGCCCAGCTTGCTTTTGACCTTGCCTTTCTCATTGCGCGGCCCCTCCTTTGCCGCCAGCCACACTCCAACGGGCGTTTCCTCATCGGCCAGGACAAACAGCGGATACAGTTTGCCGTTCTTTTGACGGAATTGCTTATACATGATCATCTTATTTCATCCTCCCGCATTCGTAGAGCTCCCAAGCGCGGTCACTGAGCATTTGCCACACTTCATGGAGCGCATTGCAGTATCCAATCTGCTCAATCACCCTCTCATGCAACACCTCCTTCTGTACTTGGTCGCACAGGCTCTTTTCTTCGATGCTGTCACGCTGGGCGGCGAGGGCGTCAAGCTTTTTCCGTGCCTCCTCATTCTTCGCGTCGAGTTCCAGTTTGAGCCGCTCAAGTTCGGGGCGGATAGCACGGGCAAGTTCCGCGCACTTCTCTTTATTTTTCAGAATCATCCCATCATCGGGAGTTACGGCGGGCATTGCGCTCCGTACAAAGTGGATAGCGTTGGACGCTTGCTTGAATGGAACCTTGTTGCCGACCACATAGCCCACGCCGCTCACATCACCGCCCGTTGCTTTCGCCAGAAATTCATAATAGATTTTGTCGTCCATTTTTGTTTCCTCCACGCTTCATTATCTTGTCGATGTTCAAGCGTCAAATTTCGTTTGTTTTTTTAGACGATGGATTTATCGTCTCACCCTCTTTCACGCGAAATTTGAGCGAATTTTCTTATCAACAAGTCTATGTTCAGAACACGTTCTCGTTACTGCGGGGCATGTACTTCCGCTTCGCGATTCCCGCCTGCCATTTTTCGATGTAGTCGGGCGGGATTTTGCTCATGGTCGATAGCGTGTTGCAGAGGTCGATCAAATCCTTATAGTGGCGGCGCTTCCTCCGGCACGTTTGCAGCTCGGAGAACATGTGCGCGGCCTGTCCTTTGGCTCCCGACATGAACTCAATCTTGTGGAGCAGGTCCTCCTGCAGTTTGTTCTGCTCGGCCAGCCCGTTCTGCGCCACGATGCACATATCTTTCAGACTGGACAGTGTTTTGACCGCGCCGCTCAGTTCGCCGAACATGGCTTCGACCTCTTTGATACCGCACTCTTTGATGGTGGCAGTCTGCGGGACGCTCACAGCCGTGGGAACAACTTCGGCTTCGACGGGTTCGACACGATAGCCGCGCCCTCTCAGCACTTTCGGGATGATGGAGAGCTGCTTCTTCGCGTGATCCTCCGTGTCCCACGTTTTCGCCAACTCTCTCTTGCTGACGGGGCTCCATTGTCCGCTCCTGTTGCTCAACCAATACAGGCCGTTCGTGATTGTGTAATATGTCGTGGTCATAGCGCTCACACCTTTCTTCTCTTTTGATATTCCTGAACGAGTTTCCACAAATCCGCACTTGTTACGGCGGGCGGGATGTACCTCCCTTCATCGTACATGCAACCGAGCAGCTCAAGGCAATCGAGCCGTGTCATCTCGGCGAGTTGCTTATTGCTCATGCCGGACACAACGCCCAAAAGCCAGCCGTTGGCTTCTTTCTCTTCCAGCGCGTCGAGTTTTTCTTCGCGGTATTCAATAATGCCCCATTCGTCGAAGTCCTCAGCGCGATCCCATTCAATCTCGCCGGATTCCTCCATGTCCCGGACTTCATCTTCGATGTCGGCGGGATTTTCCGCATACACATCAACTTCCTTGCTGTACTTTTCAGAAACCCAAACTCTGTAGTGCTTCTTCATCCGTCATTCCTCCTTCACAAACGCTACATATTCGTTGTACAGCGCTTCAACATCACCCTCCGCAATGTTGATTGTTGTCGCCGGAGTCTGCTCAAATATGCACTCCGCCATGATTTCCGCGCCTTGCGCTTCAAATTCTTCCATCGTGTCGTAGTACATGCTTCCATAGAACCACAACTCACCGTCCGAATAATCATCCAAGTCGATAATGTTGTGGAAGATTACGAGGTTATCAAACGCAATGAACTCGAATCTTCCGTCTGTCAACACTCTGCGCATCTGAGCATTGTCATCGTCCGTCATAGTCCATCCTTTGAATTCACCGTTGCGGTAACGGCGCACCAAATCGTTCACGGCGTCGTTGTAGGTCATGTGCGTTCCTCCTTGTATGTTTCGGCAATTTTCTTGAATTTTGCCAAAGTGTATTACTTCCTAACGACCAAGTAACCGTCGTAGTCATAGCGTCCGCTTTCAAACAACTCCTGTTCTTCTGCGTAGGGCCAGATGTGATCGTTAGCAAAGCCCGAAAACGCGGGGTCATACTTTGCGCGGTCACGTTCCATCCTGCAGAGCCTTTCCGCTTCTTTGCGAGAGATGCGCTCGAAGCCGTGAGCAACAGCGTCGGCGGCTTCTTCTTTGCTTTTCGTGTAAACGAGGTCGTAACAGTTGTGAAAGCCGTAATACTTGACGAAATATTTCTTTTTCATTTGTTTTTACCTCAGCTTTTCGTTCTTGACACCCCATAACATTCTGTGGTAACATAACTGTGGGCAATGAATCGTTCTACCGTTTCCCTACTTGAGGGATTGATACGCTCACCTCAGCCTTTCATTGATATAGAAGCTCGTGCCTTTCTTGTAGCACTTCTTGCAAGTCATGCAACGGATGCCAGCGCACTCCGTCACATTGTCTCCTTTGAATCTCAGATCGTATTCTTTACGATCCCAGACGGTAAACACATGATCGACGTACTCTTTCGCCCACTCAGGAACTTCCGCAATTTCATTGAGTTCCGGCGAGGACAGGACGAACGTGCAGTTCTTGGGCTTGCCGTCCAGATGGAAGGCCGCGACCCAAATGCCGAGGTTCTTCGACCAGATTCCCCAGCTAACATCATAGTTTGCGTTCATGATGCGGATGTAGTTGCGGGCTTGCATGACCGTTGCAACATCTCCGAAGCTTTCGATGCGGCCCAGGATGGAAGTAACGACCACACTTGCCGCTTCATCACGGGAGAAAAGGTGATCATTGAGTTCTTCGTAATTCTTTTCAAGGCACACAGCCAGGGTTTTGCGATATCCCAGCAGCTTTTCTGCGAAGCACTTCTCGCACACACTGCCGGGGCATTTGCTCCGCTTCTTACAGATGGGGTTGAGCCAGACGGAAGAAGAGATGCTCTGGATGCCTTCCATTTTTGTGCCGTCATTGTGCTTTGTGATGTGAATCATGTATTCACCGTCTTTCTTTATTCATTTTTCAAGGTGCGCACGAACATTAGTTCGCATTGAGGGGCAAAAAATATATGCCCTTTCGTTTAGCGGGGTCTGACCTCCTCTCTCAGCCGCTCCTGTTCAGTGTAGTGGGACTTGACGAGGTTCGCGCCAGCATTAAAAGCGATTCCTGCGACAACGAGGACAAACACACAGGAACCAAAGACCAAACCAACAACACCAACTGTAGTCCAAGTCATTTCTCAACCCTCCACAATGTTATCATAGGCATCCTCAAGCCAGAAGTGCGTATGGTTCACACAGTTCACAAAAACTTGCTCAGGGTATCTCGTATCAAGGCGATAGATGTGAAGTTCTCCGCCGACTTCTTTCATCTTTTTGATGATTGCCAGAATCTCCGGCCATGTTTTGATAAGGTTGGATACCTGATTAGTGGCGAGGTTCCGCCATTGCACAAGATATTGTTTCATTCCTTAACCTCCTCCCATCCATAGCTTTCTAAATGTGACGGATAGAACCGCGTGTTGTGCGCCCAGTCGATGTAAGAGCGCCGCCCTCTGTACTTGCAGACGGTCACAATCCATTCGCCGGGTCGGTGGTAATTCTTGAGCCGGATTTTTGCGCCCAGGGGAAGCTTTTTGACTTCCGCATTCCTTTGCGCGGCCCGTTTCGCTTCGCATTTTTCGCGCCATTCACGAGCGCTGTCATTGTATGGGGCGGTCAGCTTGTCCAGCAGATGCTTCGGAGCGTCGTAATAGTACGGCCCCATATCTTCGCTCATGGATTTGACCATAAAAAAGCCTTTGGGATCCCAACAAGTCAGGCAAACCTCTGCGTACACCTCACTTTCACCCGTTTCCTTGTTCGTACGGCGAGTTGCAAGATAAACTGTCGTGCCTTTGATGGCGGAATCAATTACCTCCCACTTGAATTTCTCGTTTTCGCAGTTTTTTTCTTCATCTTCAATCACAGCGGCAATCCTTTCCTTGCCGTAAGGACAACAATATCGTGCTTTTCCCCACCATCCCATGGTCACACGCTCCTTTTCTGCATTGCTTGCTCAACCGAGCTCCAGATACAAATTGCATTCATGAAGTCAATCCTCTTGAGAATGTTGGGGCCGACGTGGTACACGAAACAGATTGGATGCCCAGCTTTCTTGTGGATTGCTTTGCCTTTCGGAAACTTCACGCTCACACAATCACCTCCTTTCCGTTATCGTCACGGGTAAACGTTATGTGTCCTGTAATATCCACAACTTCACCGCCTTCCACGATGAATCCGTCTGGATACCAGTCCGCATCGTATTTGTAGAGCACAGTCAGACGTGCTTCCGGGTACAGTTTCGAGAACTTCTCAAGGGCTTCGCGGATACGGCTTACTGCCCCATAGCTTTCGGTTGTCCCAGCGCCAAAGTCATAACACCCACTCTCGAAATTAACCTCGCCCGTATCGAGGTCAAATTCGTCGAACGCAATCAACGCTTCGATTTGCTTTGAGGAAAGGAATGAATCATCTGCGTTCTTTCCGTTAAAATTCCATTCGTAGACGCTTGCCATATTTATTCCCCCTTAATTCAGCGCCGGAATACTTCCTTCATCGACCGTTACCCATTCAACGTCCATGGGTTCAACTTCCAAATCGAGATCAGCGTTTTTCTCCAATTCCTCCAAAGGGATGTATTCTAACTCCTTTCTTGCAGTCATTTTTATCAAGTCGTTATCTGCACCATCGGGAACTTCTACATAGAGCCTGTAGTACCGTTTGACACACGCTTCAACCGCGACCATCATTTGTGATTCTCCCTCCATTCCTGAATGAAGATGTTGTAGACCTTTTCGAGCGTTTCGTATTCGTGATGGGTGAGCTGTCCACCCTTGTAGGAATCAACGATTTCCCCTTCGCCGAGATTCTGCAAGCGGATTCCGTCGTGCAAATTGCTGGCGTTCAGCAACTGTAACAAGTACATCTTAAACATAGGCATATACTCTTCTTCCTTTCATATCGTGGCTTGCATCCCTGTATTCATCTGCAATGATTACCTTTGTTGCGAGGGGCGCGGCTCTCTTTGCGATCTTCGCAACTTCCGTTTCTGTCCGTCCTCCCTTCATGAGATAGATTGTGTCCGCCATATAACAAGGGTCGCGGCTTGCGTTGCCCTCGTTGCCGATGATGATGGTTTCGGGGCCGAAATAGTGCTTTGCAGAGGGGAGATTGTCGTAATTCAGTACCACTTTGCTGACCATTTCTGCATCAACTCCTTCCTATTTAATATAGGAACATCCAGGCCCGATTTTTAACACAACCTTTCCATTTCGTAGTTTTCGATAGATTCGAGTGCGCCGTTGATTGTGTCGATCTCCTCAACATACCTCCTTTCATCTGCGGGGTAGTAGGGCGTTCCGTTCTGGACGCGGACAAGCATATCTTTCGCCGTGTCCTTCCGCTGATTGAGTGCCTTTATGCACTCATTCATTTCGTCCAGGGTGAAGTGTACAATATATCTTTTCATAATTAGAGCCCCCTTTTTTACATGAGCGCCGTAGGCTGAAGGGTTTGCAAGTCAAGCGCCGGACAGTCAACCTTAACCTTCGCGGCCTGCTCGATTGCGTGTTTTTCAGTGAGAAGTTCCACTTGCAGACGGTTGAGTTCCGCTTTCATCTTGTTGTGCGCTTCGACGCGCTTGTTATATTCGCGGATAGGCTTGTTGGTCACGTACTGTTTCCGCGCAGCGTTTTTCTGGGAGCGGATTTTTGCGGCCATTGTTCTGTTCTGGCGTGTGAGTTCGGGATCTTGCGAGCCGATATTGCGGATTACCGTACGCAGGTCACGCCCAATCTTTTTAGCGATTTCTTTGTTGGAATACCCTTGGCCTCGCAATTCCAACATTCTGGCAATTTCCTCTTCGCGGGTCTTAAAGTTGCCGTTGGAATAATTCATGGAGCGTCCATGGTATTTTTTGCCGAAAACATGTACCTGCTCTTTTCGGTGGGCTTTGCCACATTCGGGACACAATGTTTGGTTCCAACTCCTTTTCTCGAAAGTCTTTCCGCAGGAGCATGTAACTTGCGGATACGCTCTCCGCCCTCCATACCCCATTTCCTCAGCGGTCTTACGAACCAGAATTGCGGTAGGGGTCTGCATGTCTTCGTGGGTTTTGCAGAGGTAGAAAGAAACACAACCTTTGGTTTTTCCGAGTTTCGCGGCAACATCATTCATGGTCACAGGGCGATTCATAGTGATTTCAGACATTTTCATTTCCTCCTCAATTGTTTTCGTGATTCGTGTGTGTGTTCCGCATAAGAGAAGAGAGGGCTTCGCGTTGCCCTCCCTTCCCGTAACCTCCTTCCGTTGTTTTTCAAAAAACAGCATTACATAATTACTTATCGCTACCCTCCTTGATGTTCAGAATAAGCTTCACGGCTTTCTCAGCTTTGCCCGCCGCACCCACGACCATCTTGCTGTCATTCTTGAGCACGGTCAGCCAGTTCTGGATGTAAGCCGCCGTGTTGCGCTGGATTTTTGAAGTGTCAATGCCGAAGTGATTGCACAGGACAGCGCTTGTAATTTCCGCGACGAGTTCTTCCGCGCTGTATTCTTCGTCGCCGAAGCACCCGCCCATCTTGCGGTTGCAACGTTTCTCTGTCCCTGTGCTGTGCCCCAACTCATGAAACAGGGTTGCATAATAGCTTTCGGGGTTCTTGAATTGCCACGGATGGGGGAGGATAATTTCGTCACTCGCGGGGCGGTAAAAGCTGCGCCCCTGTTCGTAATTTCGGATAGTCAGCCCTCCTGCACGGGAAACATAGTCCGCAACGGCCTTGTCAATTTCTGCGATGGGCGCGTTTTCCGCAACGTGTCCCTGAGAAAACACGTATTTGGGTTTGATGTTTTCCGTATCTTCGAGATGGAACACGCTGTAATACTTGAGGAACGGTATGTTGTTCATGACAGGCTGGCCGTCCTTCATCTTCACGTTGCCGTCCTTATCCTTCACTTCCTTATGCATCATGCTCCAGAAGAAAATGGGGGAGGATTTCGCGCCCTTCTTGACGGTTCCTTTCTCGGCGGTTACTTGCTTGAAGGTCGCATATTCGCCGGGCATTCCGATGCACATCTGATTCAGGATAGAATAGATGCGCCCGTCATTGTGGCTCCGCGCCACATTGGTTCCGCTCGTGTTCACCCAGGGCTTTTCCCAAGGGATGATGCCGGATTCCAGTTCCTTAATGATTCTGTCAGTGATGATTTCGTACACGTTCATTTTGTCGCTCCTCCTTTAATTTCATAGGGGTGGTTATATTTCCACCCCTTTGTGTAATATTCGCGGGCAGTACACTCCGCCCACGTTCCCGGATAAGTTTTGCGGCCATTTTCTCCATCGACAACCCACTCAAGGCCGCCGTAATTGTGGGTGTTTCCGTTGAGGTGAATGTCGTAAATTGTGCAGTCGCGGGGCATGTCCTTACCCCCTCCCTCCTTGGATGACTGCGGCAAGCATTGAAGTATAGAGGTCAGCAAAAGTGAAGCCAGCAATGCGTACCTCCGTGATGGTCAGGCCGATTTCGATGATAGCCACGTCCTTATCCGCAATGATTTCCCGCACATCGGGATTCATCATTTGCAGAGTGTTGACAAGAGATTCCGCAATTGTTTCCACAGGGCAGAGTTCTTCCATTTCCTGAGCGGTCGCGTCGAACATTTTCTGCTCGGCGTCAAGGTTCCTTTTGTGGGCGATGGGACGGGTGTTGATGGTGGTGATGCTCATTTTTCGTATCCTCCTCAATTATTGTTCTTTGATGATGGTTTTCCGCAGATTGTGCAACTCCACATGCACTTTTCCGCTACAGAAGTAAAAGCAACCCTTGCTGTCTTGCCGCACAAGTGATTCCTCAATGTTTGTGCGGATGCCGTTTATTACACGGCGATGACGTACCATTTGGTCGCCACGGCGCTGGAAGAATCCCAGCACTTCCACATAAGGCCGTTCGCAAATCCACGCGGCCACATACTTGGGTGTGTTCATACGTACCTCCCAGCTTTCTGCTCGGCGGACATTGCCAGCCATTTCTTTTCCGGGATGTACACAAAGCGCTCTTTTTTCGTGTCGTACACTTGGATGCAGACCTTTCCGCCCCGCGCCACAACCCACGTTTCATCTGGCATGTTTATCCCTCCTTTCCTCTGCGTTTAGTATTACTAAACATCAGGGTAAAAATAAAGCTTCACAACGTCTTTCGCAACTTCAAAGATTACGATACCGATGATAATAAGTTCCAGCATTTCTGCATCATCCTTCGTATTATCGAATCACCATGTAGCTGATGATTTTCTGTACACGCTCGACCACGAGCAAGGTGTAATAGAGTTCCGCGAAGTCGCGAGCATAGCGCTCGATTGTTTTCTTTGCGCCACTCTCCAATATCACAGTGCAAGAGCAAAGCTGCTCCTTCATGCGCTGTTCCGCCATACATTTAGACAAGGCACGTTCAGTCTTTTCACACATCGTTCTTTCCTCCTTACCTTCCTTCGGGGTTCCAATATCTGTAGTCCCAAATCTCGTCATCATACATCCATCCGCCCACGCCCGTATCCGCGAACGTCAGCAAGCATCCGTCGCCAATTTCCCAATCTTCCGTGGTTTCCCCATTGACGAATTCCCAAAGTTCGCCATCGGGAGTTTCCACGACAACAATGCCCTCATTGAATTTCAGCCTACACACAACGCCCACCCTCGTATAAATTCGGGGCGCGGAAGGGATATTTGCGCGGGGATAGTCCCGCATTATGGTTTGGGCGCGGGACTCCTCAATTTCCGCATTGATATTGTGCGGGGCAAGCTTCGCGCTTTTTGCGGCAAGCAACATTACAGCCGCAATGAATCCAATGATGAAGTTCCGCATGTCAATTCCTCCAATCCGTCATTTCCATGATGTTGTGGTTGGTTTCCCACAACATCCAGAAAGCGTCAGACGTCAGCTTCATGCCGTTGTGCGCAATGATACAGCACTCGCCATTCGTGAAGTTCGCGGGAAGTCCGCGATACTTATAAGTTGTGTACATTTCTCATTCCTCCATTTCTGCAATATCTTCTACTTCTTCGAGGTAGTCCACGATGTTCATAAAGAAGTCGCCATTGGGATTGCTCCACTTATAGAACACCATATAGGCGGTTTCCTGTTTGACGCCATCAATCCAGGTGTCAATGTAGTCGTCCGGGCCCATGCCCCATTCAAAGTACCAACGGTACTTCTTGCCGTCGATTTCCGCGATGGCTTCGATGGTTCCTTCTGATCCCATATCCCAGGACTGTTTGAAGCCATGGTAGATATGGATATATCGGAAGAAGTTCCCGTCAGGTTCCACGAATACGGGATTTCCTTCTGGACGTGATTTTGCCTTCACCATGTAGCAACCATCTTCGTTGCTATCTTTCAGGAACGCTTCTTCGCATTCCTTATTCACAATGTAGTAATTTGCCGTATAGTTTGCGTCCTCGTAGATAATATATTCTGCCATGATTCTTTCCTCTTTCTCCCGCTTTGCGGGTTTTTTTGCATATTAAAAGACGTGCCTTTCTTTTTCTGACACGTCTTTTTGAGGGGGGGTGGGTGTGTTATTCTTTGATTTGCCCAATCCTTTTCAAGATTGTTATTGCATCATCTCCGTCTGTTTCTTCTGTTAGGTATCCGTCTTTGCGCAATTGCACAACAAGTGCTTGTTGCGCGTATGTTGCTGGAGCAATTTCCAAATCCTCCTTCATGCGCTCCAGCGCTTCGGGGATGGGGGAGTCTTTGCGAATATTCAAAGCAAGAACGTCATATCTTTTTTTTCGCCATTCGCTTCTCGCTTTATTCGCATCGTCTTTATTTTTGTACGGCAATTTTTTCACATCCTTCTTGCAAATTTCCCGAATATATGATACCATATTTCCGGGATTTCTGCAATCAGGATTGAGAAGAAGGAGGGATGCGCTCCAATTCCCACATATCATTTTCGCGGTCATTCAACGCCCAACGAAACCAGCCGATGTTTTCTGCATCAACGGTCTGCACTTCTGCGGATTCTTCCGGGTCAGCATAACAGCGAACACGGAATTTGTCTCCAAGTTCTACGCAAACTTCCTCAACATCTCGCGGACCTCCGCATTTCTGATCATTGAGGAAGTCCGCCCATTCCCGATAAGGGCCATCAACGTACATTCTGCTCACCATCCTTTATAGTTGTGTTTATAAGTGTCACCATCTTCCGCGCATTCCAGAACCTCGGCAAAGGAGCGCTCGATATTTCCGAAATTCTGCGATTGCCACCGATATCGTCCCAAGTCTTCCGTGCAATCATACATCGTCTGACGATCGTAAATTTCCGCAACAATTTTGTCCTTATCATCGACAATCGTAATTTTCCTGTATTGACGATAGCATTCGTTCATAGCTTTTTCCGCATCTTCGCCACGGAACCATTTATCACCAACAAGAATAATGTCAAATTTTCGCAGATATTTTGCGCAGTCTTTTTCATCATCTGGGAGGAAAATTCCGGGATCATCGCAGTCGATACACCAGTCAATCCATTCTCCTTGTTCCTCGTAGACTTTTGCGCTAATTGTGATCACAGATTTCGTGGGTGTGGGTTCCGGCAACGGTTCGCGCTTTCCGCACAGAAAAGTCTTGTATACGGTATCTGGATTTTCCGGCATTGTTCCTTTTTCCTCCTCTTTGTAGCCCCACATGCATTCTTCGTCGCTGTAGGATTCGGAAACATATTCCATTCCCGCAAACCCGTTCTTCGAGAGTTCTTCTTTAACGAACCCCACATGTTTCTCAGGAATGAAGTTTACTGCGACAAGCTGTGCATCCTCATCGTCCCGCACAACTTCGAGCTGCCCCGCATACTCCCCGTCATGAAGAATCCTGCGATAGCAATGGTTTTGCTGATAAGCATACCCCGCCTTGACAGCACTCGCGCCTTGAAAATAGATCACCCAGTAACGCTTTTCCATGTTTTTCTCCTGCCGCTTTTAGCATACGGCACGCTTACTTCCCGCCCTTCTTCATGCAGAACAGGCTGGGCACAAAAAGCCCTCATAAAGAGGGCTTGCACCGTGTTTCAAAGGTACACAGTTAAAACCTGGGCGGCGTTATATTTCAACTCCGACGCCGCGCGTACACATCCCGTCTACGCCACACTTACGGAAACTAAGACAATCATAACAGCATCAATCCTTCTTTCATTGTATACTTCATGAGAACGGCATGAGCAACCGGGAGGATCATATTATAAGGCCGTGATCCCGCGAACACATCCTGTGGTCGCCACACTTGCGGCGCTAAATGTTTTTTGTGTCGTTTACCTACACCCGCACTCTATTCACAAGCCTAACTCTTGTGAACAAATACAAGCGGATTCGGAGGGCCATGGTCATTTTGATCATATGCAATCAAGTGCATACCATAACGTGCTACGATAGTATTCATCTGGCAACTCGAAAAGGACAATTCTAATCCTTCGCCCGTGTTCAAACGCTTTGACTTGCTCCACAGTCGGCTTTTCCTATTCTCACGCCATGTTTGAAAGCATACGCACAGCTACGCCTAACTACGTAACTCAATCCATCATGATACATCACACTTCTACAACCGTGATATGGATGGAAGGCTGTTCTCTGTGCATTGTACGCCACAACTCGGTCACATACGGAAACATACCATTTCACGCGCAGAAGTCGGAATTTGTTATGCAGGACTTTTCTTGCGACCGCGCCTGTTTTTCGGTCATTCCGTGCCGTGATAGTCTTTGCCCCGTACAGATTGCATGGCTATAGTTATTCCCCGTTGCCTTGCCCTATACAAATATGAAAGCTGTCAAGATACACTTGCGCGAACGTTCACGCGGTGGGGGGAGGATACCAAAGCAGGATTATTGATCGTTTCCCTTGTCACGCCGTAACCCGTGATTATGACAATTTGTCAACAACGCCCTTCAATGGGAAACACTTTGCAATCCGTGCCCTATACAAAACACATTGTCACGCCGTAACCCGTGATAGCGACAAATTGTCGCAACGCCCTTCAATGTGCTTTGGAAGGGGCGCGGGCCCCTTTCAATGTGTCAAGCCGCCTTGATTCCCATGAGCGCGGCAGTCCCTTCAATCAGTGCAGTATTGTCTTTCTTCCAATCAGCAGGGGCGGGAAAGGTAAATTCCTTGTCAAGGTTGGAAGGAACGGCGTCAAAGTCAGCTTTGGCGGCAATTTTCGCGGCACTATACAAGCTGGCCGCCAGCTTGTCATAAGGCGTCAAAGGGGCTTTGGGGGCGCGTTCGGCGGGGGCAGCCTTCTCTTTAAGGTAGTCCTTTTCCGTGAACGTGCAAACGGACTCTTTGCAATCGGCGGCACGTTCTACAGCGTTCACGCCAAACAAGCGCTTGATGCTACCTTCCTTCCGGACATTCCAAACAATGCGCCGATTCCCCTCTTTGGCCGTTCCTTTGGGCGTGAAGGTAATAGCGGCGGCAATGAGAGCGGCGGCGGGAACGGGGGCAACGGTCACAACCTCCCCGCCCTTCTTTCCACTCAAAGCGGCGGCAAGGGCGGCAGATTTGGCGGCAATATCGGCGGCGGCGGCATTCAATGCGGCGGCGGCATTTTCGCCGTCAAATTCGGAAACATGAGCAAACCAGTAGGCGGCGGCAATAGGGGCGGCGGCAATCAAAGCATTGCGCAATTCGGCGGCGGCAAAGCGGCGTTCGGCGGCACGATTCAAGCGGCGTTCATTCATAGCGATACCTTCCTTTCCTTCTGTCACAATAGCGGGGGCGTTCACGGGGGCGGGGGTAGTGGTAGCGGCGCTGGCGTTCATGCTGTTATTCATGGTGTAACCTTCCTTCCTTCCCATCAAGGGAAACTGTTTTGTGTTCGGGTTATCATGTGATAACCTTCACCATCATCATATCATAGCCTGTCAAGCTGCTAAAAATCCCTTTAAAAAGTGTAATAGTAGAAACTCATTCCAAAGTGCCATTTGTAACAGTATTGAAATTGAATTGTAACATGATTGTAACATATAATTGATTATTCTGTAACAATAATTAATGGAATTGTAACACAAATTGCAAACAAGTGTTCGCATATGAACGGGAACATAATGCGAACATAATACCCCCAGGGGGTATATGAAAAGGCATGGTGTACGTCTGTCTACTTGAGTGGTGTACAGTTGTCTACTGAATGAGCGTACATCTGTCTACCAGGGCAAACGATGAATCAGCCAGGCGAAAAAAGAGGGAAAAACCTACTAAAAAGATAGGCGAATAAGAGATAAACAAACAACTAAACAAAATAAATAAGTTAAGTAGATGATAACCAATCTGTTAAGTAGGTAAAACGAAAGCTGACACTGTGTCAGTATTGACGGCAGGGATCCAATCTGGAATTGAATTTTAGATAACACGAAAAACAACTACAGGAAACACGGCTTTTTTGTTTGGGTGTAAAATACAGATGTTTTAACCCCAAACGCCTGCCCTTTTACGTTTCGGGCCGGAAAAAGACGCGACCGACCCCAACTGCTGTAATATTTCCACACCCCATCAGTTTTAACCTATCCCTCTCCGCCCCTCTGTTTATTCACGCCCTTCTTCTCGCCGCGCTTTATTTCCCCGCGCCACCCCTCGCGCCGACCTCAAAAACCCCCACACTTTGTCCCGAAATCCCCACAAAATACTTGGGGATTCTTTTTTATTTCATGAAAATTATTTTCAAAAACTTTGTTAAAACGCGGACAAAAATGTTCCCATTATATATGAGTGGGCGATGATATTCCTCGCGCCGCCCTCTCATATGTGTGCTGTTTTGACGGTGGGGAGCCTCGCGGGCTTTACTCTCCATAAATTTCTCCCGCGAGGTCATCCTCAACGTGAACGAAGTGAACGCCGCCCTTGTTGCTTTGCTTTGTTCAAACTCTCGGTGTATATATTATAATAACTAATATATGTTATAATCTTCCCTTATAAAGCGGATTGTTTGAAAGCTCTTCGCGGCTTGCTCTCTGTTTGGAATTTGAGTCGCGGCTATTCTATTTATAATAACATATATATATTATAATCTTCCCTTATAAAGCGGATTGTTTTGAAGGAGGCATCTCTCGTGTCCGACTTTTCTCTCCACGAAATCTCTGTCCAAATGCTCAACTTATACGTCTCCAACTTTGACAAAGCCGTCATAGGGGACAGGGGCGCTTACGTTACGACGGAAAACATCCACATCACGTCTGCGCTCTTGGAGAAGCATTTGAACCATGACTACTCTGTCAGCGTCTTCGCCAATGAGAAGTCTTCTCGCTTTGTTTGCTTCGACATCGACACCGAGGACACGGACGATGTGTATGTGCTCATAGGGGCGCTCGCGAACCATGGCTTCCCCGAAGATAAAATCTATGTTTCCTCGTCGGGGTGCAAGGGCTTTCATGTTGAGATGTTCTTTGATGACTTAGTGTCAACGAAGCTGCTCATGCGCTTGTATAACTACATCTGCGCGGTCTGTGACTTCGACCCCAAGAAGATAGAGTTCCGCCCTACATACACCCAGGCCATTAAGCTCCCCCTCGGAGCCCACCCCCGCACAGAAAACATTTGCTGGTATCTCGATACGGAGAACGGCCTCAAGCCCATCACCTCCCGCGACTATGTTATGTCAATCAAACAAATCTCCCGCGACGAGTTCGACAAAATTCTTTTTGAGAACATCCCCGAAGTGAGGACGTGGAGCGAGGTCGCGCCAGTCCCCTCTCTTAAAAAATCTCAAAAGGCTGAGGGCTTGGCCGAGATTAAGGGCGACCAGTACCCTATGCTCACCGCGAAACATACAAGGCACGCGACCATGATGTCCATTGCCATTTATGAGCGGAAGAAGGGAACGCCAGCCGCCGCTATCAAAGATATCTTGTGCAAGTGGGCGGACGAGCAAAACCCCGACTTCATGGAGACAAAGGGGCGGGAAGTATACAATGACGCGGCCAACATTGCGAATTGGGTGTGGGGCGAGGATTTCAAAGTGCCCCATGAAATTGCGGGCGTGTGCAGGGCAGACTTTGAAACTGTGGTCGCGCAGACTCTTTCGACGGACAAGCGCATCGCGTATTTGTTCTTGTGCGCGACGAAGAAGTGGGGCAAAGGGCAATACTCTCTCGACAGGCTCGCGAAGGTGGTCGGGTGCGGGCGAAGCACAGCCAACCAGTCCCTCAATAGGCTTGTGAACGCGGGGGTGCTCGCGAAGAAGCGCGGGAACAGAATCTTTGAACTGAACGCAAAGTCTTTTGTTTATGAGCCCAACATTTACACATTTATCTCTCACTCCCCTCAAGAGGGCGACGAAATCATTGATGTTGACTTGTCCGCAGCGCAAGCCCCGGACAGTTCTACATATAACGAGCTTTATTTGCGGGCGGTCGCGGCCAACGTTGGAGAGGAGCGGTGGCGCGAATTGTTCACAAAAAAAGAGCGTGACGCTTTGTACGACTATGTTTGAAAGAAGGAATTAAGGAATGAAGGAAGATACTTGGGAAACTTTGGGCGAGGCTATCGCGAAGGCGCTCAACAAGGCCATCAGCGAGATCGCCGCAGAACTTGACATTGAAGAGGGCGAAGACACAACTTCCACAGAAAAGGGTGAAAAATGTGAAAAGTGTGCTGCGCAGGAAGAAAAGTGTAAGCCCTCCCATGAAGTAGTCCGCCAAATCACAGTTACTTACTATGACGGCGAAGAAGAAGACTGTGCCGTCATTTACCCCGAAGAAGGGGCGCGAGCGGGCGCGAATGCAACTTACGCTTTGTGCTATGCGATTGGCGAAGTGATGGCGCGGGAAGCTCTCGTGGACAAAGACAAAGCTGCGCAGGCTATCCTCCGGGCTGTCATGCGGTTCGGCGCAAAGGAGGCTGGGCTGGTATGAGTTTTTATGAAGATATCAGCGCGGCCAAGAGAGAGTACAGCGCGGCGGTGGCTCGGCGGGGTGGCGTGAACCAGGCCAAGACTCGGCTTATGAACACACTGTTCAATTATGCGGACGAAGTGCTTGCGCAGCATGAAGAGCTTGAGACGTTGAAAGCTGAAGTCGCGGCGCTCAAAGAAGAAAATGAAATGCTTACAACGACGGTCGCTGACTTGGACAAAGAGCTCGCGGCGGCTAAGAGTGCAAAGCCCGCAAAGGGCGCGAAGAAGGAGGGTTGATGGCCTTATGAAGAATGGCGGAAGCGAATGGGCGTATGTGCCCCTGTCCGACGCACATGTTGTGTCCAAGCTCATTCAGCGGCGTGCTTGGTAGGATGCAAGCTACTACCCTCTTCTCGAAGAGTCATCTAATCCCACTTTGTCCAACGGTGTGTTCCCTTTTGACGAGCCCGTTCTTACGACCTACATGGACTTGGACGCGCTCATCGCCGCCACTCCTCTCTCAAAATCTGAGAGGCATATTGTGGGCTGGCTGATGAAGGGACACAATGCGGATGACATAGCTGAGAAGATGGGAACGGCGCGGCAGACAGTGAACGTGCTGTTCAAGAGGGCAGTAGAAAAAATATGCAACAAAGACGGAGACGAGTGGCGCGAAGTGTACGCTTAAAATGCTTTTTGTCTTCGGTTTGAAAAAACTCGGTGTACTATATTATAAGGAGGGGTCTTTTTATTCGGCATTATGACTATGTCCTTTGCCCCGATGGCCGTAAGCGTAAAGTGTGCGACTATCAAGACATAGAGAAACTCTTGGAGGAATGGGGCGCGTATTGTGAGAGTAATTGGCTCACCCCGAACAAAAACATTTTCGATCCAGAAAGTAAGATCAAATTTATGTTGGACGGGATCGGTAACATTCTGCTTCGTAACCACATGGACGGGATTCTGACGGAATACCAGAAAATGAAGACAGGTAAGTACGAGATTCCGCTGAGTGCATGTAGTTCGTTGCTTGATGACGAGGTTTACTCTAAAAGGCCGAAGGTGGACAACGGCGAGGAAGAAGCGTGGCTGAAGGCTCGAATGGAAGAATTGTCGCAAAAGTTTGATGAAGCTGAAGCGTCAAGGAACGTCCATAAGCCCCCAAAGAAGCCGCCCAAAGTATTCGCGCCTACACGCCGCCAGAAGATAGAGAAAGCCCGCGCCGCAGACAACATTGTGAAATTTGAGTTTGTCCGCGTAGACACAGAGAACAACTTTTTCTTTGACGGAAAAGAGTACCACATCCCAGAAAGCGTGAAAGCTTATCAGAGCAAGATAACGAGGAGCGGCGAAGAAGCCTACGACATGGACAAAGTGTTGTGCGGAAAAACAAGCGGCGGCGAAGTTGTTTTCTATGACATGAACATTGAAAAAATAAATTTGGATGAAGGTTAATTCAGCCTCGAAAATGTTCCCATTATATGTGTAAGGAGTTGAGCTTGAAGTGCTGAGAAAAATTGCCTGGGCTCTTATTATCGGCATGGCTCTGCTGATTACGTTCTTCTCGTTGATTCCGTCTACGGCGAATGCTGAAGTGCTGGCGGCTCCGAGCATTGAGGTTGCGAGCTTGTACAGGCTGGAGTCCGACACAATGCGGATATCCGATGCGCCCAACAACCTCGTGCTGTTTGACATGCTGCGGATTGATGTTGACCCGTCGCAGGGCAAGGCGCTCGAAGGTGATTTGTATTTGCCTGTCGTGCCTGAGAACCTTGAAGATATTATCTTGTTCGACGGATATCATGTCGCGCATTTCGATTTTACAAGGGTCAGCGAGAATTGCGTCCATATCTTTATGGACCCCGCCGAAGTTGCTGACTTTGACGGAACGGTTGCCCTGTTCTTGTTTGTGACGGGGTACGAAATCTGATTAAGACATAAGACGGCTACAGCAACATTCTATGATGAATAACAATTTGTGGATTTGTACAATGTGCGTTTTCGCTGTGGGGTTGGTTGTGCGTTTTCCTCTTTCATTCTCTCTTTTCGCCGTCTTGCTTTTTTATCCTTGGGTAGTTGATGCAATGGTTGAGACATCCTGCCTCTAACGCAGTATGTAAGAGCGTAAAAACTCTTGCCGCTCTCGGTTCGACTCCGAGACTGCCCACTAATCTTCGACGGACACAGCAATCTATGAAAATATTCTTTGTGCATGAGTGAAAGAAAACCTCCGTCGAGTTACACACCTATATAAGACGCATGCAGCAATCATTAAGCATTTGACTGTTAATCAAAAGAGCTAAATCGGCGTCTTGCATACTTTGTTTTGAGTTTAGGAAGTGAAGGAATGGCTGGACGCCAATTAGATGACCTCACCCAAGAAGAAAAAGCCAAGCTTGTCAATAAAGTTCTCGACCGAAAGAACGGCATCATCACTGATGACTGGGGCGAGATTGCTCGCGAGTTTGGGCTTTCGATTAACTCCAATACGCTGCGAAAAGCGGCGACGGGGGTTAGGCTTGTGGACGAGGCGGGGCTCTTGAATGAGTGCGGTGATTTGTCTGGCGGCTACGTCGAGAGACAGAAGCTCCGCGACTTAACCCGCAAAGTCAATGAAATGTACAGGACGGAATCGAGGAGTGAGCTGCTCCGCGAAACTGTTTTTGAAGCCGCGAGAAAGTTGCCTCAATACAGTGCGCCTGTTATGATGGACAGGCCGTACTGCAAAGCGGATGACAAGTGCTTGGTTGTGGCGGCGGGTGACTTCCATTATGGCGCGGATATCCATGTGCGAGGGCTGATGGGCGAAGTAATTAACGACTACGACCATGAAGTTTTTGAAGAGCGCATGTGGAAACTCCGCGATGAGATAGTTGCGATCCTTGCGAAGGAACATTTGAATTATCTTCATATTTGCCTTGTGGGCGATTTGCTTGACGGCATCCTACGCCAGTCTCAGTTGATGCGGCTGGAATACGGCCTTGTCGAGAGCACGATGAAGCTGGGCGAGTTCTTGGCGAGCTGGCTGACTTCGCTTTCTGTTTTTGCATTTGTCGATGTGCATGCCGTGATGGGCAACCACAGCGAAATCCGCCCTTTGAAGAGCAAGAACCGCGAGTTCGAGGAAGAGAACTTAGAGAAAATCATCATGTGGTTTTTGAAGGCGCGGCTTGAGGATAACGCGAATATTTATGTCGATGAAGACTGCGCCATGCAAAAATTTATTGACATTAAGGGCTACAAGTTCCTCCTCCTCCATGGGGACGGGGACAAGAACATTTCCTCTATCGCCCAAGAAGCAGTCAACATGTACGCCAAGCCCATTGACTTTTTTATTTGCGGACATACGCACAGCGAACGAGAGTATCCAATGGGCGTGACAGACGGAGGCAGTTCCGTCATCGTGCGTGTTCCTTCTTTGTGCGGCATTGACAAATATGCGCAAAGTCGAGGGTATAGATCCGAGCCTGGGGCTATTGCGATGGTAATTGAGCGTGGCTATGGGCGGCGGTGTGTGTACCCCATCAGACTATGAGTCGGAGCGGAGACTTAAAACCCGCATCCATTGAAGCTTCGTAGCTACATGCTGCGGAGCTTTTTCTTTTGCAAAAAACGAGAGGAGCTCTGACATATGGCATCACAGACAAAACCAACATCGAAGCTGTGTGTGAAGTGCCAGAGAGTTCTTCCACTGACGGAGTTTTATCCGAACAAGCAATGGGTTGGACAATGGTATAAGGACGCTTGGTGCAAGGAGTGCGCGGACAAACTGTGCACAGACAAAGAATCCTTGATGCAGTATTGCTTTGAAAACAACCGTGGGTGGGAGGATTCATACTGGGATACTGCAATCAAGAAAGCCCAATACATTGTTTCGACGGACCCTATATATGTGAAGCCGCACACATCTGCAAAGCGGCGCGACGCCATTCTTAGCAAAACAGCCGTTCGCCAATTCTTTGGCCTGATGAACTTGAATGCATTTTACAAATTCGAGGACCATATAGGCGGCGACGGCGTTTACATAGATATGGGCCAAATCCAAAAAGAAAAGAAGGACAAACCCGAGACAGAAGAAGTGAAGCGCACTTACAACGCCAAGTGGGGCGGCAACTTCAGTAAGCAGGAAATCGAGAAGCTTGAAGACACGTATGCACAGTACGCGGAGGACTTTGTGTTGGACAATGTAAACATCCGTGACTATGCGAGGAAAGTTGCAAAAGCTTCGCTGAACGCTGACATAGCTGAAGATAGGATGAGGCGGGGCGAAATATCGGCGAGTGAATATAAGGAAGCTCAAAAGATATTCGACGACTTGTCGAAGTCTTCAAACTTTGCGGCGTGCAGACGACAACCTGGGCAGGCTTCGGGACTTGGTTCTTTGGGCGAGATTATCATGAGACTTGAGATTGATAAGCAGCTCAGAGAGAATGGATTTACTTTTCCCGAAGATGATATTGACCGCATCGTGCATGATTTTGAACACACTTACACGGCATGCGGAATCGAGGGGCGGCTATAAAGATGGCCGCTTATTCTATCGAGAAAGCATCCCAAATCCGTGAGATACGAAACACGGAAATGTGGGTGCGCCAAGTGTGGTATTGGCGGACGCACTTGGATGTGTTTATTGAGGAATACTTCAAGGTCAAGCTAAAGGACGTGCAGAAAGTCGAAGCCCGCATGTTTGGCAACTGCGACACAATTTATTTTGTGCAAAGCCGGGGTTTTGGAAAAACTTGGCTAACCGCGCTCTGTTGCTTGGCTATGGGCGTTCTGTATCCGGGCAGTTTGATAGCTGTCGTGTCCGGCACGGCAGAGCAGGCTACGCTGGTTCTAAAAAAGATAGATGACTACTTCGTGAAGAATCCTGATATTCTGCGCGAGATCGACGCAAACAATCACAGTGCCGTACAGCTTTCGAGAGCGAAAGGTATTTGCCGCTTGAAGAACGGAAGCAAGATTGAGTCTTACTCTATGGGCACATTGCGCGGCGCTCGTGCGAAGATAGTCGTGTGCGACGAAGCCCCTGAAATCAAGAAAGGGGATTTGGAAGCGGTTGCCCGCCCTGTGCGCAACACAACCCGTGAAGTATGCATACAGAATGGATTCAAAGACTATCCCTCGAAAATTGTGAGCATCACATCCGCTTGTTTGAAGAGCAACTACTTCTATGAAGCTTTTGTAAATACTTTGAAGAGGCGGATGAAGGGCGAGAAGAACTGCTTTGCGTGTGCTTTGGATTATCGGGCGGCGGTGCGAGTGGGCATTACTCCTCTTGAGTTCTTTGAAGAAGAACGAAAGACAATGCCCGACACAAAGTTCGCAATGGAGTACGGAAGCATCTTCTTGGGCGCGGAAGCCGGGAGTGTGTTCCCGTATGAGCTGACTGAGAAGTGTCGTGTGCTGAACGAAGTGGAGACGGCGATGCCCGCAAAGAGCACGGCTGAGTACGTGATGGGCGTTGACCTGGCAACATCTTCCGCGAAGCACGCAGATAATGCCGTCATCGTTATTCTGAAGCTTGTTGAGACAGAGAGCGGGGCGCTGATAAAGAAGCTCGTCTACATACAGTCTTTTCACGGAAAGAGACTTGACGCTTTGAGCAATGAAGTGCGGCGGCTCCTTGTGAAGTTCCCCAATGTGAGCAAAGTTGTGGTTGACTGCCGGGGGCTGGGCGATGCGTTCCCCGCGTTTATGAGTCAGCCTTGGACAGACCCTGAAACAAATAAAGAGTATCCGCCCCTCGTTCCTGACGAAGGGGTTTCTTTGATTCACAACGCTGTGCCTCTCATTCGGATGGTTATTGCGAACAACACATTTAATCATCAAATGGTGAGCGCGACAACGATTGCGTTTGAAAAGGGCGCGATAGAGCTGCCCGTCAATTCGCGGCACATTCTTGGAAACCACGTCGCTATTGACGATGAGGGCGAAAGTACAAAAAAGCTCACCAAAGAAGAGAAGGCTATCTTCGTTGAGACGGACGCTCTGCAGATAGAGATGGGCAACATCATCGGCAAGCAGACAGCGGCGGGCGGAATTGTGTACGACGTTGCAAAAGCGACACAGCACAAGGATAGATATTCCGCTCTTGGCATGGCGCTTAAATATATAGGCGACCTTGAAGAAGAAAGGAAAAACGCGGTGTACAGCATGATGGATGCTTCCGCGATTGGAATTGTGACAAAGTTTTAATAAGGCATGAAGGGGAGGAGAAACCCATGGAGAGAATTTATCGTTCTGAGTTTCGGCCTTATGAGTACATCCTCAAGGCGAACGAAACCAAAGACGATTTGCCGACCATTGGCATTCCTGCAGGCAGCAGCGCTTACAGGTTGAGCCCTTGGGAGGCTTATTTTTTTGACGGAGAAGCGTGGGCAGTTGCGAAGCCCAGCGACGAGCAAGTTAAGAGTTCCGTGGAGGCGTGGCTTGACGCGCATCCCGAAGCCACCACGACTGTGGAAGACGGAAGCATTTCTAAGGCGAAGTTGGAGACCACGCTGAAGGAAATTCTTGAAAGCATGGAAGCTGCGGCGGCCAGCCAGAGAGTTACTTCTTTGACGGAGACTGCTCTTGTGAGCGGAACTATGATCGAGGCTGTGGGTATTCCTACTTATGTCTCTGATGTTTCTCAATATTCGTCTTATGGAATCACTGAAACTGGGTGGTATGTGTTTGCACGGGTGACATCCAAAGATGGAGCGAGGGTGACGGCTTCCACGACCGTGACGGGCGCGGCTGGGTACATTGCGACGGCTGATAAAACTTACGTTGATGTTGCCGTGCGGTTTGATACAGTTGCACAGTCCGTTCCTGTGGAAATCAATTGGGGCGCGTACACCGATAACTTTGTATTCAAAGCTTCTGACTTGGCTGTTCGGAACCTTGATTACAGGGTAACGTTCTATATTTACGATATCGAACCTTACATCACCTGGACTTATACACTGACCACGGACGCCAACTTTGTTGCCAACAAACAGTATTACACAAAAGATGGTGATACTTATACTTTGGCGACTGTGACCACAGGTGAGGCAGTTCCGGCGGACACGTATTACAATCATTCCAAGCTGCATTTTGAGGGCATGACCCCCAACGTGACTTATAAGTTGGATACGATTGTTGACTGCCCTATTGAAATTGTTTTGCCTGAAGTTGCGGACGATGGGCATGGTGCTTGGTTTGAAATCCAAATGAGATACGATACCACGCGCAGTTGTACGCTGTTGCCTCCTACGGGTGTGAAAATTGGTACTGCCACTACTCAGGCGCAAAGCGGCGGCATCAACACTATCGACTTGCAATATACAATCGCGGGCGAAACAAAAATGTGGACGTTGCTCAATACGCACGCGAACATTCCGACGTAAAGAGGGGGCGGACACAGTATGAACGAATGGGAGCAGGCTACTTACTGGCAGTACGAAAAGCTACAGGAGGATGGGAAAGTCAAAACCATCGGCGGAAACTTCAATGACTTCGACGGAAAGATTACTGGACGTGTTGTCTTTGGGGTGAAAGCGTGGTTCGACGAAAACCCTGACGAATGCATTCGGCTTGGCTGGGTGAAGCATATCAGGCACAACGTTGATAAAATGGGCCTTGAGTATAATAAGCAAACCCAGTATTTGCAGAAGAGCGTGAAAATCATTGATGAATATACCGTTGAGGATGAATACCATGTTCGCGATAAAACCGAGGACATGATGCGTCGTGCGGAAGAATCTGGCGGTGCGGGCGAATGGATTACATACGACAATGGTTCGGTGGTCTGGGAGGTATAAAACATGGATAATCATGAACTGAATACAATGGCCGAAATCATGGCCGAAAAAGATAAGGAACTTGCGAAGGGTTTGCCTCCCATGGATGATGAGACAAAGACCCTTGCTGAAAAAAAGAGAAAAACTTTTGACTTGCCTACCAATGCCGTCAAAGTTGATCCTCTGCGGTAAGGAGGGTGCACGGAAATGTATGACGTGAAACCCGTAACCACAGAACATTCTACTTCCTGTGGTCCTGCGTGCCTCAAGATGCTGCTGGATTACTACGGAAAAGAATCAACGCTTGAGGACTTAATTGCCGAGTGCGGCGTAGGCGTGGCTGGATGTAAAGCCACCGACGTTCTGCGTGTAGGCCGGAAATACGGGCTGGATATGACGAGCTGGCAGATGGATCCTGAAAGTGCTCTGACTGTTGACAGACCTGTGATTCTGTGGTGGCGCTATCAGCACTTCGTTGTATTTTGCGGCTTGAATGATAAAGGCGAACCCGTGATCTGCAACCCGAGCAGCGGGCGTTTTCCTATTTCCAGAGCTACGTTTGACCAGGCTTTTTCTGGCGTCGCTTTGTGCAACGGAACGCCGGAAGATTATGTGCCTCGGTCTGACAAGAACTACGCCAAAGACGAAGTGTTTAAGTATAGCAATGAAACGTATATTGCGCTTCGCCCCATTTCTCATGGAGAACGAATTGCTGAGGGCTGGAACTGCAAGACCTATTCTATTGTTGACGCGATGAACGCGAAGAAGAAGGAGGACAATTAAAATGTATCAGTATTATATCCTTGAGGTTCAGAAGAATAAAGACGGCGAATATTCTCATATCGTACATTACGCTTATGACGCTGATCCTGATATGGCTCGGCGCAAGGCTGAGAGCGCTTATTACAATGTGCTGGCTGCTGCTGCCGTGAGCGATACCGCTATGCATAGTGCTGTGCTTGTCAGTGCCGAAGGATTCCCCGTACTGAATGAGTGCTACATCAACGAGAAGTAAGGTGTTCAAAATTGTAAAAGAAGAAGGCGAGAAGTATGGCCTACGCAGATAAAGCAAGAGTTGGAAATGATGTGCGCGACATACGAGATACGAAAGGCCGTGCTCTGATCGCTCCGATTGAAGACTCGGAAACAGTTTCCAAGGCTTATGCTGTTGGAAACTGTTTTATTCATGACGATGGACTGTACCGTGTGACCGTCGCCATTGCGAAGGATGGCGCAATCAATATCGGCGTGAATTGTGTGAAAACAACTGTGATGGAAGAATTGGCGAGAGGGTGAGGCAAAGCATGGGGCTTCTTGATTTTTTCAGGCGGAACAATAACGCGCCTCCTGTTGCGCCTCCCGAACAACCCTCTCAAACGAAGTATGCCGTGGGAGCCAAGGGCGATGATGTTACGATCACGTTCAATAACCGCAACATCACGTTCACGGGCGACCTTACAGACTTTGACTACAACGCGATTCTTCGGGACAAGCAGACGAACATTTACAAGCTCTTTCAGTTGAGCGACTACTTTGTTGACGCTGACCCTATTTATCGTGGCATCATCAAAGAAGTGTACTCTCCGTTCTCGATGGCGGACAAGTACCGTCTGATTGGCGCGAACGAGAAAGTGAAGCAGAAGTACATTGATTATTACGAACGCATTCACCTTGAAGATGTGATGCGCAGTATCTTTTATCAATACTGGAAATACGGAAATGTCTATATTTATTTGAAGGATGATGGAACACTGGAAACGCTTCCCGTTCATCTTGTGCGCATTTCCAACGTGATGGTCAATGGCGAGCCTGTGATTGAGTTCAACTGCCAATCTATTCTGACGGACTTTGTGCGGCAAGCCGGGTCTATTGAACGGAACTACTTGGAAGACCAAGAGCTGGAGATTAGGTTGAGGGGCTTTCCGAGAGAAGTAGCCGATGGCGTGAAGAACGGCGTGCAATGGGTACAGCTCAATCCCGCAAACACATTTGTATTGCAGGACGTGAAAGAGGACTGGCTCCGCTACGCTATTCCGATGGTGGCGGCTTGTTTGAGGGCTTTCGCGAAGAAGGCGCTGATTTCCAACTGGGAAGACGCGCTGTTGAACTTGGGCGCGAGGTCTTTTGTGCATGTGACCTACGGAGATCCTGCGCACAAGGTACTTCCGACTATCGAAGCATTGAGCGCGGTGCAAAGCTTGTTCCGCCAAGCTATGACGGGGTCGGCTTTGGCCGTGACAAATAACTGGTGTGAAGCGAACGTCGTTCAGCCTAAGACGGACGACGTTTTCGAGTACGATAAATATAAGGCTGTGAACGCGGACATTTTGTCTGCGGGAGGTATCAGCGGTGTGATTGTTTCTGGGCGGGCGGAAGATGGTTCGACCTTTGCGAGCGCTCAAGTCTCTATGCAGACGGCTGCCATCCGAATCAAACAAGCCAAGGATAACTTCTGTGAACTCATGAACAGAGTCAACATGAGACTGAATGGCTCGAACATGTATCTGCCACACAGCGCGAACGAAAACGTACCGCGCTTCACGTTCCCGCCTGTTGACTTGACGGGGAACAAGGCATTCCAAGACGCATGCATGAAGCTTTGGGAGAAAGGCATGCTTTCCAATGAAACGCTGCTTCAGACTTATGGTTATGATATGGGGCAGGAAGTTGAGAGACGGAAGGTTGAGGACGCGAAAGGTATTCCTGATACGCTGACTCCTCCCAAGACAACTTACTCAACGAATGATGGAAGCACGACGAGCGACAATAGCTCGGATGACACTGTGACAGTCGGACGGCCTACGCTGGATGACTCGGAGCGAAACAGTGATCCGTCGAAATCCATTACAGGGCGACAACCCAAAGGGAGCAATCCAGAAGGGTCTGAAGCCCAAGAATAAAACTTAATCAATCCCTTCTCTTGTTGAATGAACCTCCGCAGTTTTGAAAGATTGCGGAGGTTTTTTCAAATACAAATTTGCTCGATGAACAATGTGAATAGTGTCCTCCTACTCTATGAGCGGCGTGAAATCGAGAAAGGATGGTCGGCATGGAGAACAAAGAAAACACGATTGTGCTCTTAGCCGAAGAGGTGGCGATTGACGAGAAACGTAGTAACGACATCTTTTTGTTAATCTCTTTCAAACTTTTCGATAATAGCGGCAATCGAAATGGGGAGGGTGTGACTGCGGCTTTCATTTCTGAGATCATGAATCACAGAGAGAAGTACGCGGCTTTGCCTATCTATGTCGATGTCAAAACGCTTCTTGAGGGACGATACAGCGAATTGGGTCACACCTATGACCCGCAAACTGGACGATTCAACACCGAGCAAGTGGGCGGCCTTGTTGATTTTACAATGAGCGTCAACGATGCGGGTGTTGTTTCTTTGTACGCGGAAGCGAGAATCCCCAAGCGCGAATCCGAAATTTGTGAGAGATTACAAGACTTGTATGTGCGGGGCGGACTTAACGTGTCTTTTGAAGTTAAGTACAATCCCGAAAACACATTTATGAAAGATGGCGTGCGGTTTGTTGATGCTGGCGAGGGCAATACCTTGACTGGCATGTGCATCGTTTCTGTCCCTGCGTACCCCGACGCAAACGCGCTGGATATGGTGGCGGAGGTCGTCAATGCCGAAGAGACAACCGAAACGAACGAGGTGAAAGAAGAAGTGCCTAATGAAGAACTGAACACGACTGTCGCTGAAGCCGAAGTTGAACAGCCCACTGTTGAAACTCAGGCCGAGCAGACTGAAGAAGTGGCTCAGGCTGAAGTGACCGAAGCGGAAGTTGTGCATGAAGAAGTTGAAGTGAAAGAGTCTGTCACCGTTGATCCTTATGACGGTAAGACTTATCACGAAACGAAGACCGAGCATGTTGTGGTCGAGACTGTGGATCCCGCCGAAGCTCCTGTGGCTGAAGCGCCTGTTATTGCTGAAGACGAAATTCAGCCCGACCCCCGCGACGCTCGTATAGCCGAACTCGAAACTGAACTGGCTCGCGTGACTGCTGAACTCAAGGTGTTCCAGGACGCGAAGATGGCCGCCGAACTGCAGGCCAAGCAGGACAAGGCTAAGGCGTTTGCTCAGAAGCAGGGCCTGAACGTTGAGGATGAGGCCGTTGCTCATGCTATTTCCGAAGTGAACTATGAAGCTATCGCTGAACTGGCTATGGTTTCTGAACCCGCACAGGAAACTCCCGCTCCCGCCGCTGTTGAAGTGACGATGGCGAGCTTTGTTGATATGGAGATTACTGGCGATGATGAATATGGCGGCTTGCTGAAGCGCAAGAGCCACAACTAAGAAAGGACTGACATAGAATGGCTGGATACATGAAGAAACTGAATGGCTACGTTTATGACGGCGAACATACCGCCAACGAAGCTATGCCCAACGGCATTTTTGTTGAAATCGACGCTACCACTGGTAAGGTGAAGCCCATCACCGCCGCTGGCGATACTGAGTATCGTGTGGACGAAAAGACCACGCTGTGGATGAAGCCCGCCCTCGTGCTGAACGTAATCAAGGAAGGCGACCTCGAACATTACTTCCTCGAAAACGAATGGGACGTGAAAGATATGTGCACTTACGATACCGCCGAATATCAGTGCAAGGTTGGCGAGTATTGCCGTATGCACCGCCCCGTGATTAACGATCAGCTCATCATGACTGTGGACAAGACCCTGTATGATGCTCTGGCTGTGGGCGACACCGTGAAGCCTGCCGTGGGCGGCTCCGTGGCTAAGAAGTCTGCTTAATTTTTGTAGGCTGATGAAAATTAAATTTGAGGTGAATAACAATGGCTATCGAAATCTATAAGGATTCTCCTATCGTTCCCGTTATGGTCGCTCAGGCCAAGGGCGAACGTGTTGACTCTGCCGTGGCCGACAATGCCGCGAAGCTGATTAAAGACCTGGCTTCCAATCCTACGCCCCACAATCGTTATCAGATTGGTCAGCTCATTTCTTTCGCTGTGAACGAAATCCTGGCTCCCCGGACTAACTGGCTGGACAACGTGGCCGACGTGAAGCGCGTGGGCGAAGGCGACAAGGCTCAGTTCAAGGTAAAGCACGAAGGCATCCGCGCCTACATCCAGGCCAAGGGCGCGACCACGGCCCGTTCCAAGGTTGCGGAAAAGGCTCTGACTCTGGATACCATCTCTGTGTCTGCTCGCCCCGTGATCAACTTTGTAGAACTGCGCAACGGCATGCAGATGAGCACCCTGATTCGGGACGCTTCCTATCAGATGGAGCTGGCTGAATATGGCTACATTCAGAACGTGCTGGACACTGCCGCCACTTCCTTCTCTGCCAACTTCTATGGCGCTGGCTCTGGCGTTGTGAAGGCCACCATCGACCCCATGATCCGTTTCTGGATGCGGGTGTCTGGCGGCGCTCGTCCCACTATTCTGGGCGACATCGACATGGTGTCCAAGCTGGGCGAACTGACTGGCTTCGTTGCCACCACCAATACCCAGTGGGCTCCCAACCTGATTGATGAACAGAACCGCGCTGGCTTTGTGGGCGTGTACAATGGCGCGAACGTTGTGAATCTGCTGAACCCCATCATCGAGGGCACTGAAGCTGATTTCATCTTCAATCGTAAGAACCTGTACATTATCCCCGGCGGTGTGGATGCTGCTATGCGTCCTCTGAAGGTTGTGTTCGAGGGTGACGTGGTTGCTCAGGAAGCTACCAACATCGATGACAAGAGCTACGAAGTGCGGCTCGACCAGTTCTTCGGTGCGGCTATGGTGTACGGCGACCGTCCTTACATCAGCGTGTATCACGATTCTACCACCTGATAATAACGCGGGTAATAAAGCGGGGAAGAGGTTTCGCGCCTCTCCCCGCATCTTTTTAATGCAAAGGAGTAAAGGACATGGAAGACAAAATCGTGCTGCGGAATCCGCAGAAATTTGACATTGGCATTATTACTTTGGAAAAGCCGTTGGGCGTGAATATTCGGGCGGGAAGTTTCGCGCTTGTAAATGAAAGTGAATTGAACTATCTTGCCAGCACTTGTGATCTTCTGCAGAAGGGGATGCTGCTGGTGGATGATAAGCATAAAGAACAGATGTTGGAGCTTGGCATCAATCCTGACGAAGATGTGAACTTTGTGACCAACGAAGAAATCCAGAAGAAGTTGAGTGGTACGGGCAAGAAGCTGCGGGAGTGGCTGGCTGGTATAGAAGAAGGCCATACACTGGACCGCATCTACGACGTTGCCAAGGGTATGAATCTGAATGTGGACAAGGTAAAGATTCTCAAGGAAAAGATGCCCGATAAAGAGTTTCTGGACTGAGACCA